CTTTAAATGGGAAGTTTGACGGCTTTACGGCGATTTAGGCTTTTTTGTGCAATTTTTGCAGATATTGACGATTTTGGCCAGAAGAGGTGAAGCGATGCGCCCCCCCCTATGGGGGCGGAGGCGTATACTACTACACCCATAATTCCTACGTCCCAAAAGCGAAGCCGTAAACATACGAAAGATTCTCCTCTTCCGACACCGTTACGATCTCACCTGAGACGAGCTTGATTCTACCGAGGGACTTGCCCTGCGAGGGAGGGATGACTTCGTGGATGGCCCACTTGGGGATGTAACGTAGGTTTCCATCGGACTTTTCTATACAGATGCTTTTTGACATGAAGTGAACCGCCTGTGAACAGCGCGTGTACGTGTACGCGCCTATATTATTTTGCTGCGCTGTACGCTAGCAGGAACCTCACTGCCGTTCGGTTCGCGTCGACACAGACCGACACTAACCCGAGCGCTATTGCAACGCTAGGTTAATGTCCCTGCCGTTTCGGACGCTTACGGCACATCCACCGAGTCGCTAGCGATGGAATACGAGCCTACTCTTTATCTTGGGGCTGTTGCGACCCCCTCAACCACGGCGCCCTCTCTTAGACCCACGCCTCTACCTGTGTGGCCACCCCCAGTAGGTAGAACTTTCCCGATGTGCTGGTGGTCTGATCTATCCCGTCCACATCGGCTCCATTTGCGAGGTGCAGCGCCTTTGGAGTTTTGTGACCCCTACGCTACACCCCGCTTCTTGGAGGAAATCCGCCATCACCCAAAAGGGTAGGGTGCTGGCAGGTGTATATCAAGGTATATCATTAAAATAATTTTGTCAAGAGGGGTAAACAGCACATATTGCATTTTTTTACTGCAAAAACAACATAACCCTGCTACTTACCCCCCTTGACAGTTTTTTTCTGCTCTATATTTTGATTGGTATTGATATACAATTTCCCAACACAGGATTCAAGGCAATATGCCACCAAAGAAAGCCACAGAGATTACCTCTGTGCAGAAAAAGGCAGCAGACCTTTATGTGATCGATACGTTCTCCCGAAACCAAAAAACACAAAAAAAATACATTGCTGAAAAAGTTGGTGTTAAGGAGGACACGGTCCAGAAGTGGTTTATGCGCTCGGAGCCGTTTAAGAAATATCTGGCAGCCGAGCTTGCTCGGGTCAAGGATGAATTCAACGACTTACCTATCGCAGCGCGCCGTAATCGCATCCAGAGACTTTCGGAATTATACGACACCATCGAAGATAAACGAGTCGATTTAAAACTTAAGGTCTTACGCGAAGTGCGCGAAGAAGTCGGTGACCACAAGGTGCATGTTGAGGTGGAGCATAAGGGGCAAGTGAATATGGCCTTACCGCCACGCGCAGAATCCTACGAGGAGTGGCTGGAGCAAAATAAGATGGCAGCCAAAGCTGTGGAAGCGGAATACACGGCAGCTTGATCGCGAACGAGCAGGACGAGCCGAAGATCTGGAAAGCGCAGGTCGGACCGCAGGAGGAAATGATCCGCACAGCAGGTTTTGTGGATGAACTGCTGTATGGCGGTGCTGCGGGTGGAGCAAAAACCAACAGCCTCATTAACTGCGCTGCTGCCGATATTGATCAGGGCAAAAACTGGAACGCGGTGATTTTTAGGCGCTCGTATCCAGAGCTAGACGATATCATCGCGCAGACCCACGAATGGTATCCGCAGTTAGGTGGAGACTATAAGGTCGGCGCGCACGAATGGCATTTCGATACGGGAGCCATCATACGATTGAGGCACATCGAAAGCGAATTGGATTTTCCTAAATATCAGGGTTGGAGTATTAGCGCTTTATATTGGGACGAGTTAACGAACTGGCAGAACGATAAAGTCTACCTCATGATGATGTCGCGTTTGCGCGGTCCAGCCAAACGTAAGCGGGTGCGATGCACCAGCAACCCATCGGGTGTTGGACACAACTGGGTTAAGGCAAGGTTTGTAGATCCTGCACCGCCGAGAACACTGGTGACGGGCGAGAATGGGATGACGCGGATGTTCATCCCCGCAAAAGTTACGGACAATAAGATCTTACTTGCTAACGACCCCGATTACATTACGCGGTTGAAGCAGGTAGGCGATCCCGATCTGGTAAAAGCTTGGTTGGACGGAGATTGGGATGCTGTGCAGGGCGCGTATTTCTCTGCGTGGACCAACGAGGTGAAAGTTCCCTCGTTTGAGTTAAACGATACGATGCCTTTGGTAGCTGCCATGGATTACGGTGAAAGTTCAGAGACAGCCTTTCTACTGGCCACAACCGATTTCGACAACAACATATTTATCATCGCGGAGTATTATCAGGCGAATCGCAGTGCGTCACAACATGCCGAAGCGATTAATGAACTGATCGACAGTTGCCCGTTTACCGACGGGCGTAGACCATCAATTGTTATCTGCGACCCGAGTATGTTTACCAAGCGCAGACTAAACTCAACAATAAATAATTCACCTGCCGATATTTTCGCACAGAATGGCTTGTACTTAACGCGTGGCGCTAATGAGCGCATAGCGGGATGGCGGGTAATTAATGACGCGCTGGTTAAAAAACGTCTTTTTGTGTTTGACGGTTGGTGTGACAACCTCTGTCGGACGATGCCAGCGCTGCCTCGGGACCGAAAAAACAACGCGGATGTCGATACCAAAAGCGAGGATCACGCAGCGGATGCACTGCGCTATTTGATGATGTATGCAGCCCGCGCGCAGAAACCGCCATCGCCAGAATCGAAGGACATGCGATACGGTAAAAACGTAATTAATTCGATACAGACCAAACGAAAAAGGGGATCGCGCTACGCAGCGTGAAAAAAATGAGACACAAAGTATTAGATAATGAATAAAAAAGATCAGCAGAAATGGAAGCGCGAGAAGGAAATTGTTAAGCGCTACATGGCTCCCAAGCATAAAATCTGGCGTAGGTTATTAAATGCCTACCAGATGGAATACGATAATATTGGAGTCGAGGATGTAGTGCGTATCTCGCGTTTTTATCCATTAACGCGCCAACTCATCGCATCGATCTCGTTTCAATATCCGCACATCATGGCGCAGGTGGACAACCCGCAGTTTCGCGACCACGCTGAGATTTTGGCAAGCACTGCAAATGCAGCGAACCGCGTGATGCAGGTGCGTCCCGAGGTGCAACAGGCAATTTTTGATGCGTTATACTGCTATATGGGTTGGATCAAGTTTGACTACAACCCTGCTGGCAATAACGATATTGTCGCGCCCTACGTCACTAACGATACGATGGAAAATGATATGGTATCGGTGCGCAGGATATCACCATTCAATATTTATATCGATCCTTTAGCACCCCCACATAAATTGCACGAAGCGCGTTATATAATGGAGGACATGTTAGTGCCTCTGGAGTTCGTGAAGAAAGATCCACGCTTTGACCGTTTTAAAAACAGGATCACAGCGATTACGGGAAAAGATAAAGAAGACTTTTTAGTTAACATGGAAGAATCTTCTCTGGATGAGGGTGCAAAAGATGCCTACATGGAAGCGCAGGAGAACGGTGAGATGGTTTTGCTCACCGAGATCCATGATCGCATACACGCCAAGCGCATCACGTTTGCGCAGGGAATCGAAGAACCTGTAGAGGAGATCGATCACCCGTTTTTAGAGATGGACCCGATCACGATCCCTGATCCTGTTACAGGCCAACCTTTATTGACGGGCGAGTCTATACCTACGGGTAGTTGGTTAGTCGAGGGCGGTTTTCCCTACCATCCGCTGGTCTTTGACCTGACCGATGGCACAGACGGACCGATGGGTCTACCGATGATGGGGTATGTCGAAGACCAACAAAAAATTCAAGTCGAAAGTATCTCTCGCAGAGCAGATCTCCTCAAGAGATATCCGCGCTTATTGCTCGGTCAGAAAAACGAAAAGGATGAAAACGAACTGGTAGCGGAGCAGATCGAAGATGCCAGAGACGGAACGATCCTATGGGTGAACGATGTCAACAACGCGTTCCGTGAGGTGCAGATGGGTGCCATACCCAACGACCAGTTGAATATAGATCGCAGCGCAAAAGATGAAGAGGAGAGCATCCTTAACGTCTCGGGTGTAGCGTTAGCTGGCGGAGGTAAAATGACCGCTACGCAAAGTTCGCTGGTTGCGTCCTTCGGTCAACTCAATCGCGAATGGTTACAGGATGCGGTGAGTGGAACGTATGAGACAATCGCACGTAACACCCTGCGCATCATGTCGGACCCGAGGTACACGCCCGAGGAATTTATTGTCTCTGTATCTGCTGGCGATGCGCGCTACCAGCAAGCAATAACCGCAGACATTTTAAAGGTTCCGTTTAGGATTAACATCGAAGCAAATTCGATGCGTCCACTCTTTGAACAAATGGAACGCGAAGATACGTTGGCCTTGGTTAACACACTGGTCAACCGCCCCGAAGTAAACCAGATGGAACTCATTAAGATGGTCCTGAGAACCTTCAAGGTTGCAGACGCAGATGCGTTAATAGGCGAGGCGGATAAGGCAACATCGACACGCAAAGCGCAACTGGAAAATCAGTTTATCGCTGCGCGCTTGCAAGATCCGCAGGTCTTACCTACGGATGACCATCAGGTCGAGATGCAAGCGCATCAGCAAGCACAACAAGATCCTGCTGTAACTCAATTTTTACAACAGGCGATGCAGATGAATCCGCAAGCCGTGCAGCAGTTCCAGCAAATCATGCAGGGACATATGCAAGCGCATCAGCAAGCAATGATGGGCGAAGCGGGTGGAGGTGGAGGCGGAGAGAAAACAGTGCCGAGTGTGCAGGACATCGAAGGTACGGTGCGAGGAAACGCACAGCGCGTATCGCAAGCCGTACAAGAATCAGACCCTAACCAAAACTAAATTATGCCTATATATGATTATTCCTGTGACGAATGCAATCACGAAGAACCTGATTTGTATTTCACTTTAAAAAACCTACCCAAGGTCCGCACCTGTGGTGCGTGTGGAGCAAAAAAATCTACACAGCACTTTGCAGGTGTTAAACGACTCGCGCAGATCACCAGCGGGTCATCGATGTATGGCGTAGAGCAACCGTGCGTAGGTGTGACCTTTAACAGCTACGAGGAAAAAGTGAAATATCTAAAAGAAAATAACTTGATAGAAACCAATGATCCCGTGGGCGGTTCCCGTTACAAAGGGCAGGAACCTCCACCTAAACCCAAACAATCAGCCGATTGGGTTTCAAAACCCGAAGAGGCTCTTATGTAGGAGGCAATAATTAGTATGGCCGAAGCTCTAGAAGACTCCCAACTTGGTGCGGAGGATATACCTTCTGAGGCTCCTGACGTTGAATCTATGTCGAGTGAACTCGGCACTGACCTAGCGGAGGATACCCAAGATGAAGCTACCTCAACCGAAGACGGACACTCCGATGGACAGGCGGTAGCGGAGTTCGATCCCAACAATGTGGATTGGCTGCGCGTAGACGCGGATGCGTTACCCGACAATTACAAACCCGTTGCAAACCTTGCAAAGCAGTTTCAATCCAGTTACACGCAAGCTCAGCAACAGGCGCGTGATGAGCAAAACAGGGCATCGCAGGAACGTCAGCAGTATCTCAGCGCGCTGCAACAATTGCAAGCGCAAAGTCAACCGCAACAACAGCAGCAGACACCCGCGGAACAACTCGGGCAATACCTCGACGAAGATGAGAAGAGGGGACTTGAGGTTGTGCAGACGCTATTCCAACAGCAATCTGCACCGATGCTGGAACAGATCGAATCACTGAAAAGTCAACTCGCTCAAGCTAATCAGGGCACACAGGCATTCACGCAGTATCTGCAAAACCAGCAGACGCAATCGCGTTTGAATCAGGTAGCGGAGACGCGTGACGCATACGGCGAAGAAGTGAACAACTTGAATGACCGCCAGATGTTGGCCATGCGCGCTTTGGTAGACCAAGGCACAACCGTCAAGGAAGCGTTTGAGAGTGTAACGGGTAAAGCGCAGCAACAGATTGAGGCTGCAAGAGCGCAGGATCGCGAAGTGCGTTCAAGCGCAAAAAACGCAGTGTCATCTAACGGTGCGCGCGCTGCAACTAGCGGAGCAACCATCGAAACTGAAGCGGAGCTTTTGGCAGCAGCACAGGCGCTCGGCTTCGAATAAAACAAGGATAAATTAAATTGGCCTCAACTGTACAGAGTTCCACATGGGACGATCTTTTCACGCTTAGCCTTCGGGCGAAACGTAAAAGAATTACGGACAATATCAGTGATAGTTACCCCACAATCGACCACTTTCGATCTTCTAAAGTAGTAGAGACTGAGAACGGCGGGAAGCAGATCCAAGAAGATCTCCAATACAAATTGGATACATCGACTTGGTTCTCAGGGTTTGACACTCTACCAACCGAAAGTACGCAGGGGGTAACAGCGGCATTTTACAACTGGAAGTATCTCGCTACACCAATAACCATCAGTATGACCGAGGAGAAAGAGTCACGCAAAAGCGATTCTGCTATCAAGTTATTGGAAGCAAAAACCAAACGCGCGATGACCACACACTTTGACACGGTCAACGCTGCACTACACACCGCACAGACAGGTAAGGCTCACTTAGGATTACCTGACGTAGTTTCTGCGAGTGCAGGTGCAACGGTAGGTGGGATTAACTCTACTTCGGAAACATGGTGGGACAACAAGCGTCAGGCTTTTGGCGGAACAAACTTCCTCACCGCATCGGGTAATTCCACGCAGGGTCTGGTCATAATGAAAGACCTCTGGAACGATGTGAGTGAAGGCTCAGGAGAGCATCCTTCAGTAGTGCTGACGACGCATGGAATTGGCGGAGATTATGAAAGTTTGTTCGAGGGCAGCACGTACTTACGACTCTCTCCGAAAGACGGAAATGGCGTAGATGGTAGAGATACTATGTTTAGAAAAGCCAAGGTAATTATGGATCGCGATTGCGGTTCTGGTTTGATGTATTTCCTCAACACCAAGTATCTCAAGTACAAGATCCAATCGGGATTGAACTTTGCCAAAACCCCATTTCGTGAGCCAGCAAATCAACTCGCGAAGACTTCCTTTGTTGTATTGTCCGCGGCGCTAACCGTGAATAACCGTAGACGGCAGGGCGTGATCACTGGTTTAACCTCTTCATAATAATTTTACAACCTGAGACGCAAGCCAATGCGTCTTCATAGCTCAGACACGGGCGAAAGGATTTTTAAATGTCTTACAATGTAGAAAACAGTAACTATGCGATTAATCGTATTGGTGGGTCGGGCAACCAAGGTTTGTATGAGGAAAGCTCTACCGCAAAATATCCAATAGGCGAAAAGTTAGAACTGAACGATGGTCGTATTTTTCGATATGGATATGCTGGTGGAACTGCTCTTGCTGCTGGTGTATTGGTTTCGCCAGATTTCTCAGCGCGTTCGTTGAGCGAAGCTGACGGAAAACTCGCTGCTGCGAGTGCAGGTGCAACCTCAGTAACGATGACAGTAGCAGGTTCGTCTGGATTACCTGCTGACTTTGAGGGCGTGACCGCCGATGGTTTGGCAGGGTCTTACCTTATCACCTCGGGTGATGCAGGTGCAGGATATAATTACCGAATAAAAGGTAACACCGCTGCATCTAGTGATGCTGTCACGATAACTCTGTTTGACGGTTTGGTTGTTGCAGTTACTACCGCAACGGACGCAGCTATTGCTGGGCATCCATTTCACACGCTTAACATCAACGCAGCTTCAGTAGGAGCAGCTACAGATACTCTACCTGTAGGCGTTTCGGTGCGCGCAATGACCGCCAACTATTACGGTTGGTTTCAAACGCACGGAGTTGCTGCGGTGCTCGTAGATAACGGTGCAGGTGCCACAATAACGGTTGGCTCAAATGCAAGTATCAGTGATGAGGATGATGGTAAGGTGCAGTTTGCTGACGATATTGACGAAGCTGTCATCGGTAAGTTTATGCAGGAACCTGATAACGATGGTCATACTCCGATTCTATTGAACGGACTTTATTAAACAAACGAGGAGGGGCATGGCAGGTGCCTCTCCTCATTTCATAGGAGGCTAAATTAATAAATGGCAAAAGCAACACCAGCAAAAAAAGAAGAGACACTCACGCCAGAGCAAATGCAAAATATGATAACTGCGATGGCAAAAAAAATTGACCAACTACAAAACAGCAAGCAGGAAGAGGTGGACGATACACCCAGCCCCGAGAATGCAAGGACCTCTAATCAAGGCGCTCGGTTATTAGCTACTAGTGTTGGCGATGTTATACAGCCCGAGGGTTATGTAACACCTGTTCCTGAAGCCATCATGGAGAAGGGGCCAAAGGCAGTGAAGGTGTTCTTGGATACGTGGAAGAAGGGGCAGCGCCCAGAGGAACGCGCGTTGGGTGGACACGCTGAAGAGCTTGCTGCCGAGGCAGCCATGTAAATGACATTATCTGAGGTTTTGGATCGCGCACTCATGCGCGCAGGGTTAACGGAGACAAACGCAGACCACCGCAATCAGGCGCGAGTCTACGCTAACGCCACCTTGCAAGACATAGCGAGTCGAGCTACGTGGTGGTTCATGTTCAAAGAAGGATCACTCTCTACAACTGCGTCTACACGTTCATATGCTCTCGCTGCGGATGTCGGCAACCTGATATCTTTTCGCGATACGAGCAATGATCGATCTCTGCGCATCGTGAATAACGATGAGCCAGATGGTGCTGACCCTGATCAGAGCGAGACGGGTGACCCTGCACTGATCTACATCATAGGTGCGGATAGTTCTACAGGTGCGCCTAAAATTGATATCTATCCAACACCCGATACGAATTCTGACACGATAAAATATCGATACTATAAAACATTTCCCGAATTGGTTGCCTCTAATGATTCTGATAACCTACTCACTGCACATGGTATCCCACTTTTGCTCCAACATGCTCTGTACCTTGGGACCGCATCAGGGGTGTTATTGGAATATGGGGACGATTCTTCTGCTGGGCTAAACAACAGCGAGATGGAGCGCTATATATTCCAAGCGCGTGAGCAAAACGGGAGAATGTCAGGCAACAGAGACTTTCGTTTGAACCGCCGAGATGTTAATGCTCGTTTCGACTTTGTTGTGCAGGAAGGGTCGCTGCGTTAATGGCCATAAGAGCAGATACCGTACAATACGGTCCTTGGGTAGAGGGAGTGTCTTACAGCACAGCGCCAGAGGATATTGGCCCACAGGGTCTAAGCGATATGCTCAACATGCGTGTAGGGGGATCAGGTGAAGTGTCCACGCGCAACGGCACCGCCTCCTACCAGAGCGCGGGAGCTTTAGCTGGTCCTCCCACTGTTACCATGGCAGCCGAGTTTAAGCCCAACGCAACTACCACGCACGTTGTAATTGTTGCGGGAGACGCAATCTACAAATACGACTCAGGATGGTCTGCCATCACTGGATCACTCACCATCACTGCGGGCGACACCAATACATTCGAGTGGGCCAACTGCAACGGAACTCTGGTCGCGACAAACGGCGTGAACCCGATGTTTAAGTGGACAGGATCATCGAACGCTGCTGCACTGGATGTAGACTCACGGTTTACCACAGCCAAGCACCTTGCTTGGTTTGACAACAGGTTGTGGTTTGCAAATACAAACGCAAATACATCGCAGTTATGGTATAGCGATATAGGAGACATAGAGACGTGGTCAGCTACCTCGTATTACAATTTACCAGCGGAGATCGTCGCGCTTGTGCCAGCCCAGAATGCATTGGTCGTGCATACGCGAGATGGAATTTCTTCGTTCATCGCGACAGGGAATACTACGATACCGTACTCACAACAGCGACAGACAGTGGAGGGCGGTGTGGATGCAAAATCCACCGTATCCCTGCCAAATCAAACTCAACTGTTTCTACAGCCCGATGGCGTATACGAGTGGCGCGGTGGTTCAACCGTGCAAAAAATAAGCTATCAGCTTGATCATTTTTATTGGCCAGAGTTAACTGCGGGATCGTTAAAAGATGCGTTTGCCGTACGCTACGCGGATGAGAATGAAGTGTGGTTTTTTCTTCCGTATCAACAAACTAAACCCAATCACGCGATGGTGTATAACACGCGCCATAATTGCTGGTCGGGACCGCTTGAATATACTGCGGGTCGTGCGTGTGCAACAATAATAAACGAGAAACCTCACGCTGGGGGTTATGATGGAATCCTGTGGGATATGGACACAGGGACAAATGATGCGGGATCTGTAATTAATTGGAAAATGAAAACAGGATCACCAGCGCCTATGGGTGCCGATGTGCGCCTACGATGGCTGTATGCTAGAAGCTACTTTGATGGTAAGTCTGATTACAGCGCTAACGTGACGCAGGAGTCTTCGGGGCTGTCTGGGACAAGCAAATCGCTATCCTTGAAAAGTTCCGCTTTTGTTCTGGGCGTAGATGCAGTAGGTAAGGGCGCGCTAGCCACGGCGCGAATGATTGGTAGAGACACAGACCTAGCAGGATATGACCCACACTCAACACTAGAGTATACAGGATCGGGTTTAAATCAGCCCATGACCTTGAGACGAGTCCACCTTCAATTCAAGACGCTTGGACGCAAGCGCAGAAGAGCGAGAGCAGATTAATGGCAGTCACTACAAACAGGGTTGGCGGTATAGACAACCGAAAAAATAGAAAAAATAAAAACAACCTCACCCAACCATCGATGTATGCAGCGCAAGGGAACACTAACCTTAACACAAAACCAAGCCTTGAACAGGTCATGGGTGGAACCTTGGGGGGCGCGCCAAGTCGGACCTCAATAGACGAGCAAATTAAGGGTGACCCGTCACTCTTGGATGGTCGCAACCCAATGCTCAACACCTCAGCAAAATCATTCACTACTGACAGTACACCACCTGCGGGCGGTTTTGACCCAAGTAAAATTACGGGTAAAGGCTTTACTCCTGTGGGCGCAGGGTTGGAAAACATGATGTCTAACACCATGACTACAACACCGCCCCCAGCCCCGCCCCCAGCCTCAATTTCGAGTTCAAATACAGCGATGCAAGCTGGTCAAGGAACAGGTGCTGTGAATACAGGTGTAGGTGCAGGGGCAGCAATGCAAGCTGCACAAGGAACAGGTGCTGGTCCTACG